AGCGCCACCCGGCAACCAAGACTCGACGGACTACATCCTGACCACCGTGGACACGATCCTCAACTCCGGCGTCGTGTTCACCTCCGGCCGGCCCACCGTGGCCGTCGTCGGAACCCAAGAACTGCCGGCATACGACCTCACCGTGAGAATGAGCGCTCGACGCTCCTGAACAGAAAGACACAACCATGGCCACCACCACATTCCTCGGGAACGCCACGATCAACTTGACCGTCGGCGCCACCACAACCGACTTGACCGACAACTGCTCGAAGTGCGAGATCAGCCTCACCAAAGAGGCGCTCGAAACGACCGCGTTCGGCGGCACCGCGCGAGTGTTCACCGCCGGCCTTGAGAACAACGAAGTCACCTTGACGTTGTTCAACTCGTACGGCGCCGGCGAGGTCGAGGCGATCCTCTACTCGGCTTGGGGCACCGCGGCGACCCTCGTGATCTCGCCGTCCGGCACCACCGAATCCGCGTCGAATCCCGAATACACGATCACCAACTGCTACTTGGAGAAGATCACCCCGATCAACTCGGCCGTCGGCGAACTTTCGGTCGTCGAAGCGCTGTTCAAGGGCGGCTCCTCGGCGCGCGACATCACGGCCCCCTGATCTAGTACCCTCCAGTCACCAACAACCGACGGAGGACAACGATGCAACTCACGCTCAAGGTAGACCAAGGACAAGGTGAATACGAGGTCAAGACGAACCTCTACGTCATCGTCACATGGGAACGCAAGTTCAAGCGCAAAGCATCCGACATCCAGTCCGCCGGCATCGGCATGGAGGACTTGGCGTTCATGGCGTACGAGGCAAGCAAGCAAGCCGGCGTCACGATCCCAGCCATGTTTGACGACTTCATCAAGCGCCTCGTCACCCTTGAGGTCGTGGAGACGGAGCCGGCAAACCCTACCGGGGAGGCTTCCGGCGGCAACTAGCACAAGTTTGTGCCGTCACCGGGTACTGGCCTCCCCACATACCATTCGACATTGACGATCTGGCCACAGTCGTCGAGGCAATCAACGAGGACAGAAAAGGAGGACCGAAGTGAGCGTCACCACGAATCTCGACACCTACGGCCTCCAGCAAGCCCTCAAGAACCTTCAAAAAATTGACCCGGCGGCTCGTCGAGCGCTCCTCAAGGACATCAAAAAAGCCGCCGAACCATTAGTCACGACGATCAACAACCGTGTGCCCGGCACTCCACCATTGTCCGGCATGCGCAACAACGGCCGCACCGGCTGGAAGAACGTCAAGAAGGTCGTCATCAACCTCAACACGCGCAAGCCTCGGAGCCGTGTTGGCCAACCCGGCGTCGAGCAAGTCTCAGTCGTGCGCGTCGTCACCAAGGGCGCCCCGGTCGCTATCGCCGACATGGCCGGCAAAGCCGGAGGCACCCAGTCACGCGCGGCCATCGAGCGCCGCCGACCCAACTTCGCGTCCGCGCTCGGCTCACGTCTCGGCGACGCGTCAAGATTCATGTGGCGTGACGTCGACGCACTCCAAGCCGAAGCCGAACGTGCCCTCAAGCCGATCATCGACAAGGTGATGGCCGACTCCCAGAAGGACTTTCGCTAGTGGCCATCTCCCTCCCTCTCGTCTCCGAATGGAACCCGTCCGGCATCAACAAAGCGATCGCCGACTTCAAGAAGTTGGAGACCAACGGCGAGAAAGCCGCGTTCGCCATCAAGAAAGCCGCGCTCCCAGCCGCCGCCGCATTAGGTGGCCTTGCCGTCGCCGGCTTTGCCGCCGTCAAAGCGTTCGCCGAGGACGACGCGGCCGCCCAGAAACTTGCCACCACGATCACCAACGTGACCGGGGCGACCGACAAGCAGATCGCCTCCGTCGAGGACTTCATCTCCAAAACGTCGATCGCGGCCGCTGTCTCCGACGACGAACTTCGACCAGCGCTTGACTCGCTGGTCCGCGGCACCGGCGACGTGGCAGAGGCGCAAGACCTCCTCGGCTTGGCGCTCGACATCTCGGCCGGCACCGGCAAAGACCTCGCCACCGTCTCCGACGCCCTCGCCAAGGCGTACAACGGCAACTTCAAGGCACTCAAAGCGCTTGATCCTCAACTCGCGAAAATCATCGAAAAGGGTGGCGACGCCGACATCCTGTTCGGCGACCTTGCCAAAACGTTCAAGAATCAAGCCTCGACGGCGGCAAACACTACCTCCGGCAAGTTCAAGAGCATGTCCATCGCCCTTGAAGAAACCAAAGAGTCGATCGGCGCGGCCCTCCTGCCGATCGTCAACAAACTCCTCCCCAAACTCCAAAGCCTCGGAAACTTCGTCCGCGATAACACCGGCCTTATCGTGACGCTCGGCATTGTGATCGGCACACTCGCCGGAGCCATCCTTGCGATCAACGCCGGCCTCACGATCTACAACACAATCCAAGCCGTCACGGCCGCGCTCAACACGGCGCTCACCGCCTCATTCTCGGCGCTCTGGGTCGCCACCGGCGCCGTCATCATTCTCGGCATCGTCGCCGCCCTCATCGCGCTACAAGCGAAGTTTGACATCTTCGGCAAGACGATCGAGTTTCTCAAGGGCGCGTTCCGACTGTGGTGGGAGACCGTCAAGACCGTCCTCGGAGGCGTTGTGGGCGCGTTCTCTACGGCATTTGAGTCCATCCGAATGATGGCCAGCACCATCTTCGACGGCCTCGTTGGCGCGTTCAAGAGTGCGGTCAACGGCGTCCTCGGCGCCGTCGAATGGGGCCTGAACTTCGCCATCAAAGGACTCAACAAGGCTCTCGACGCGATCGACTTCGCCGCCGGCCCGTTCATCAACTTTGGCTCCATTCCCGAGGTCAAGTTGCCTCGACTTGCCGAGGGCGGCATCGTGACCGGCCCCACGATCGCCATGATCGGCGAAGCCGGCCCGGAAGCCGTCATACCGCTCGGCAAGTCCGGCCTCATGGGCGGCAACACGATTAACGTGACCGTCACCTCCGCCGATCCGAACGCCGTCGTCGCCGCCCTCCAACAGTACGTCCGGCTCAACAACCGGCTCCCAGCCAACGCGATCGGCTAGCCGTGCCTGCAACCAACTGGACCGTCACAATCAACTCGACGTCATTCACGTCGATCACTCAAAGCCTGTCGTTGTCCGTCGGCCGCGCCTCATGGTTCGACACGCCTACCGGCAACAATTGCACCCTTACCGTCCGAAACAACACCGGGCAAGCGGCCGCCATTAGCCAAGGTGACCAGATCGTCATCGGCAACAACCTCTCGGCGTTCGTCCTCTTCTTCTACGTCGTCGAGGTCACGTTCCAAGACGAAATTGCCGCCAACGCCGACACCGCCACAATCACCGGCACCGACGCCCTCGGCCAGATGTCCCTCTTCTACGTCAACGACGACCCCGTCATCGGCTACACCAACGCGATCTACCAAGCCGACCTCATCGCGCAAGAGGTCTACCCCTTCGTCCCCCCGTATCCGCCGGCCACGGCCACCAACGGCCGCGCCACCGTCTCCGACGCGTTCGACCCGACAACGATCGGCCAACGTGTCGTCGAACTCCTCCAGACCGAGAACTCGACCTACTACTACGACGGCGCCACCATCGAATTCCGAACCTCAGCCGCGCCCGGCGACTCGTTGATCGCGTTCACCACAAACTCCTCGACCGGCGTCGTCTACGACGGACTCGTCCGCAAATACCCCAACGCCAACTACCCCAACGTCGTCAACCTCTCCTCGACGACCGTCGGCACCACATACGCGGCCACACCCTCCAACTACCAGCGCAACTACAACCGGCAGGTCCTCTTCAACACGACCGCACAACAACAAGCACAGACCGACTACTTCGCCAACGTCCTAGCCGACGACAGTCAAGTTTATGTTGACGTCCGCTTCAACGACGTCGCTAACAACTCGACGCCTCTCACCACGTTCCTCAACGCAATCGGCGCCATGTCCGGGAAGACCGCACAACTCACCTACACGCCCCCCGGAGGCGAAGCGATCACCTCTACGTTCGTGATCGAGGGCGCGTCGATGTCCGCGATACCCGGACGAACAGACTGGATTGTCTACTTGTCTCCGCGACTGCTGTACGACTTGTTCACCCTTGACTCGTCTACGTTCGGTATTCTCGGAGGGACGATGGTCTATGACACCCCGATCACCTATAACGACGCAGGAGAAACATACAATGCGACAGCAACCGACAACGGCAACCGGCTGGGATGGTGAATGATGGCTTCCACCTACCCCACCAGCCTTGACACGTTCACGAACCCGACCGCGACCAGCCTGCTGACCAGCCCATCCCACGCTCAACAGCACTCGGACATCAACGATGCCGTTGAGGCCCTCGAAACAAAGGTGGCAATTGGCAACACGGTGCTCGGCAAATACACGAGTTACACCCCGACATACGAAAGTTTTACGCTGGGCAACGGAACCGTGTCCGCCAAATACTGCCAAGTAAACGACTTTGCCCACGTTTTCGGCTCCATCGTATTCGGCTCTACAACAGCGATTACCGGCAACCTGGGGATCGGGATGTACTTCAATGCCGACTCCATCTATTACACCCCGACAACTTGGACAACCCTGATCGGCACGGCAACTTTGTATGACGCA